GATGCCATGCCTGCCTCCTAGTGATGGAGGGTGGCCGGTCGCCCGACCACCCTCCTTGTCCACCAGTTCAGTAACCGTCAGTCCATGCGTTCAGTAATCGCCGTCTTGCGAGGCCGACCGGGCCGGCGAAGCGCCGGTGCCGAATCATCCTGCTCGACAGGCTCGGGCTCGGACCCGACGCGCTCGAGGTTGGTGCTGTGCGGGCCGTTGTACTCGAACACATCGCCAACTTCCCGCAGTCCATTGTCCACGAAGCACTTGACCTTTGCGCGATACTTGGGCATGGGTTCCTCCTATCACGCCACCGTGAAGCCGGACGCGTAGAAATTCCTGCCGTCCTGGTAGTTCAGGACGATGTCGGCAGAGATGACGCCAGAGCCGCTGCCGGCAGAGGTCACCACGTTCGCGCCGAGATACCGCTTCTGCGCCGCAGCCAGAAGCTGCGAGCCAATCGGGATCACGACCTGCGTGCCAACCGCGATGGCCGTTGAAGGGCTGTATTCGCCAATCACCACGACGTTGGTGTCAAGGCCGGTGTCATCCGCCAGAACGACCTGATAGATCGGGTCGGTGCTAGCGGCCAGTGCCGTGGTCACAGTGAACACAACGTACAGCGTCGTGCCTTCCGAGATTTCCACGTTCTGGTTTCCCTGTGCGACGGTGTACAGCGAACCGCTTGCGGTTGCGGTGTACGCGGTATTGTTGCGGAGATCCACGACATCGGGAAAGTCGTAGGTTCCGGTTGCGGTCAGCGTGACGCTGCCGAGGCGAAGGTTGTTATCAAGAATCATTGTGTGTCCTTTCTGCTTTACCTATTAGGTAAGGCGGGCTTCTGCGTTGATGAGGGCATCGACACGGCGGCACGGAACGCCGAGGAACGACAGCCACGAGTAGGGCGTACCGAACTGCGACAGACCCTGCTGCACGGACAGCACGTTCTGGGCGCGATCCATCGCCTGGATGGACAGACCGCCGTGGACGGTGCGGTTCATGTAGAAAGCCGCACGGCCCATCGCCATGTTCGGGATTCGGTACAGGGCACGAGTCATCAGCTTGATGAGCTGCGTAGCCTGGTTGGAAGCCTGCGTGCCGCTCGCGTTGGACATGTCGCTCGCGTCGATGTTCGCAATGCGAACGACGTAGCGCCAGTCCTTCACGACCAGACCGTTCTTCCACTGGTAACGGGTCGCAAACGCCTGCATGCGGTTGGACCCGTCATACACGGTCTGCTCGCCAAGATCCTCATGCATGAGGCCAGCCGTGCTACCCTTCGGGAACGGGCAGTAAACGGTGTTGTCGCCCCAGACCACGAGGTAGACCGAGGTGTTGTCGCTGCCGGTGCCGCCACCCTCAATGATGTTCTGGCCGATGCCGGAACCACCGGGAGTGGTGGAGTAACGAGCAGCCAGACCGAGGAACGACTTCGGCTCGATGGCAGGGTTGCCATAGAACATGGTCGTGGCCTGGGTCTGGTTCATGGCCTCGAGGAAGGCCACGTCCTCGGACAGGCGGAACTGCGCGGTGTTGCCGTTCAGCATCGCCAGATCCTTGTCCACCTCGCTGCGAGCCTCAAGGATGCCGCAAGCCTCGTCCACCTGCGCGGTGGTCGAACGGCTGTTCGGAATGCCCTGGTTCAGCGCACGCCAGTAAACGGCTGGCAGACCAGTTCGGATCACGACGCGCTCGCCGGTGGGCAGGTTGCCCTCCTTGAACACGCAATCCTCAAGGATCTCATTGCTCTGGGACAGCAGTTCCGCGATGACCGGCACGCGGCCCTCGGGATCGGTTCGCTTGGCCCAATCGGCCAGCGTCAGGTTGTTGGAAGTAAGCACTGCCATTGGAAATTCCCTTTCGTGGAATTAGGTGTTGGTTGAGTACAGAGCATCGGCCAAATCACTAAAGGTCTTCGGGCCACTCTTGGCCTGTCCGACACTTCCGGTGACGATCCGATCCTCACTGATTGCCTTGCCTGCGCGGTACATGAACCGGATCACTTCCGGGTGATCGCCCAGGCCCGACGTGTTGAGCAGCGTGCGAAGTTCGGACGTGCCGAACGTGTCAAGAGCCTTCTTTGCGGTGGACAGGTTCTCGGCCAGCTTCTCGCCGCCGAATTCCTGGTCAGCCTTGGCTGAAGCAACCCACTCGCCACGAATGGCCTTGACCTGCGATTCTTGACGGCTTGCCAGCGTTGGGCCCATCCGGTCGAGAATCTTCTGCGCGGCATCCTGCGTCAGGTTCAATTCGCGGGCAACCTCGGAGAAGTTCTTCACTACCTCAGAGTCGAACTCTCGGCCTTCGGGCGCCTTGAATTCGTACTTCTCTGGAGCCTGCGGCGCTTCGGCCTTGGGCTCCGTCTTGTTGTCCGCAGCCTTGTTCTCCGTGGCCGGCTCGGCGGCTGGAGAGTCCTTCGGCGCAGTTGCCTTCTGCCCATCACCATAGAGCGCCTCTGCCGTCGCAGTGGTGCTTTCCGGTGCCGAAGATGTCTGGGAGCCGTTAGTTGGAGTTGCGGCTTCCATCATCGTTGGTTCGTTCATCTGCTGTCTGCTCCTTCATCATGGTTGGATACAGTTCAGGGCACTGCGAATGGATCAGGGCCAGAATGCGGAGCCCGTAGTTCCTGTGACCTTCGGCGAATGACATGGTCATTGCGTTGGTGTTGAACGACGAACGGAACACTCCTGCCTGATCCAGAAGCCGCCAAATGACGCGGCGGCCTCTCTTGTTGCCCATGAGCCACTTGATATCCGCCTCTTCATTCTCCCGAGCCAGCCGTTCGCGCAGTTCGCGTTCTGCTTTGCTGCGTTCCTGGATGCGCAGGTCAAGCGGGTCGTAGTTGCTCACGGTGAGACTTTATGAAATGACAGATTTTGTACGGGCACCGTCACGTGCTGGTGATCTTGAGATTCCATGCTTCAAGCGTGATGAACTCGTTGGCGGTTGCAATCTGCCCGGTGATGGCGAACGTCTGCGCGATGCCGAATCCGCCAGTCGGTGTCATGGTGACGTTTGCGCCAGTTGACGCACCGTGTCCGGGTGCCGCAAGAGCGTTTGAAACTAGGGTCGTGTCTGTGTTCGCCCACGCCTGCTTATCAACGGACAGGCTCGCGTTCGATGCGGCAACCGTCTGCGAATACCATCCGGCATCGCCGATGTTGACCTTGAGGATCTTGTTGTTGGCGCTTGCTGTCATCGCAAACAGCGCGTCAATCTCAAGTTCCATGCCGAGCTTGATCGCGTTCGCCGGAAT